ACAAATGTTCGAGTACAGTATCCCTATATGGATTTACATACTGAGTTAGCAGATTTATTAGCAGTACCTAGCTTTTATAAGGACGCTAATTGTAAAGGCACTAATCAAGATGATTTCTTTCCAGAGCGAGGAAGTTCAACAGTTATAGCTAAGAAGATTTGTAGCGAATGCAAAGTTCGAGTAGAATGTTTAGAGTACGCAGTTGAAAGAAAAGAGCGTTTTGGTATCTGGGGAGGTAAATCAGAGCGAGAACGCAGAGCTATTCGTAGAGAAAGGCGTAACAATGAAAAAAAAACTAAGTGATTTTATATTCATTGATTTCGAAACAACAGGTCAAGATTTAGTAGGAAGATATTATTTTGACTCAAATGTATCAAAACAAGACGCAGTACAGATAGCTTTAGTATGGTTTGAGGACGGAGAGTTCAAAACAGCACATAGTTATATCAAACCACCACATGCGTATTTTAACCTTAAATGGTCTTTCGCCTCTCCCCCACCAGAGAAATGTCGTAATGCACCTACTTTTGGCGAATTATTTCCAATATTAGTAGGCCTAATAGGAAAAAAGACATTAGTCGCCCATAATTCCAAATTTGATAAGAAAGTTATGGAAGATACTCTAGATTTACACAATAAACCAATGTTTGTTAATGATTGGTTATGTACTAAAGAATTATCTAAACAATATTTTAATAGCCCAACAAAATGCTTTGATACTTGTAAATCAGGTTGTGGTGGTCATACACTATCTCACATTCATCACGAATTTGGATTTGGTGATTATGACGAACATGACGCTATTGCAGATACTATGGCGGTAGCTAATATATTTCAAATCCTTTATAAAGATAAACCTGAAGAAAAAAAACACGATTGGATTTTTGTATAAAAACTAATTTTTGAGATAATAAATTACATAAGTGACCTCCTTTGTTGGTTATGTACTAAAGAGATAAGTCCGTCCTGTGAGGCGGACTCTCTTTTTTAAAATACCATACCCCTGTGTTATAGTTATAGAACCATGATTAGAGATTACATAGTAGGAAAATTCAGATTTAAGTTAGTAGGCGAAATCCAAGAGGGTAGAGTTAAAACAAAAATGTGGAAGTATGGTCAATTAGTTGACGAGTTTACAATATCTTACAATGATGATTCAGATGTTGTATTTCAAAATATTGCTAAATGGTTTGCAGAAAATTATGTAATGCCTAGTCAAAGAACAAATACCACAATCTTTAAGAACGAGAGCTAAAGTTAAATTGTCGGCATCCACACCGACCTCCTCCCATCATCGGCTCTCTTCGGAGAGCTGTATCTAAAATAAGTACCTGTTAAAGTTAATACATGACATACAGACCATTACCAGAAAGTTTAACAATTCAAAAATCAAAAATACATAACCTAGGATTATTTTCGACAGTTAGTATTGAGAAAGGTGTTAACGCTGGCATAACTCATGTTACAGACCCAATAACAATGAAGCTATACAGAACACCACTTGGTGGTTTTATTAATCACAGTGAAGAACCTAATGCAAAAATTGTAGAAGTACAAAGAGTTAGGTATTTATATTTTTTAAGAGACATTGAACCTGAAGAAGAAATAACAGTTAGATACACTATGTACGACCCATTACAAGGAAATTAAATATGCATTACAATGATTACTTAACAAAAGATGAAAAGAAATTAATTTTAGTTTTACGAAAACATTCTATTAGACCTAAAGATATTGAGTTAGCAGTATTGGAAGGAATAATAAATGCCAAGAGTTGAGTGGGACCCCGAAAACGAAACTTACAAAGAATTTAAACAAAGACGAAGTAAATCTCATGGTATATCTGGAATGGGTCAAAAAAAACGTGAAGGCACTGGAAAGATAAATAAATCTGCTTTAAGAGAAAAAGCTTTAAAAAGAGCAAACTTTAAATGTGAGTGGCCTGAGTGCGATACAACGCAATGGTTGGAGATGGCACACATTACTGGAATTGGAATGGGAGGCATGAATCGAAATATTTCGAACGATGAAGGTAATGTTGCTATCTTTTGTAAATACCACCATGATATTTTTGATGGTAAAACAATAACTGGAGCAAAAAGGGAGTACACTAAGTTCGTAAGAGCTTACTTGAGGAGATATGTGTAATGCCTAGATACGAACATAAATGTATTAAAGATGTTTGTGAATTCTTATTTGAGGTAACTTATAAAATAACTGAAGACCCAAGCATTAATTGTCCTAAATGTGCTAGTCCAACTAAAAGACAGGTTTCCAAAAATGTAAGGTTTGAAACACCAATGGATGCAGAGTTTGTACAAGACCCTTCCACATTGAGTGAGAAGTCATTTGCACAAGTTCAAAAAGCAAGTAAGCAAAAGTATAGATGGTAGGAGAATATGGAATACAAATATATTACAGAAGAAGATAAATTATCAATCATTGAGAATCAACTAAAACAATTAGAAGGTAATCATTTTAGCCTTACTTTAGTTGAACCCTCTCAATTACAAGAACAAGACCAACATTTAGTTTGGAAACAACAAATTACAGCAATTGAGAAATCTATAGAAAAAATGCGAAGATTTCAATCAAAAGAAGAGAATGGCTAAATATGCACCAAAACTTCCAGGATTACATGTTGCACAACAAAATGTTGCAGATAGTGAAGCTAGGTGGAAGATACTTTGTGCTGGCCGTCGTTTTGGTAAGACTAGGTTGGGTGTACAACTATGCATCGAAACTGCCTTGGCCGGTGGTAGAGCTTGGTGGGTTGCTCCTACTTTTGCTATTGCTAGGGTTGGCTGGAGAGCGCTAGAGAGTGCAGCCCTTTCTTTTCCTAAAGAAATTGAACCAAAAATTTCAATTGCCAATATGGAAGTACAGTTTCCTAATGGTGGCTTTATTGCTTGTAAGTCTGCTGATAATCCGCAAAGACTAAGGGGTGAGGGTCTAGACTTTATCGTTATTGATGAGGCAGCTTTCGTTAAACCAGAAGTTTGGCAAGAAGTATTAAGACCTACATTAACTGAAAGAAAAGGTGGAGCTTTATTTATTAGTACTCCTCTTGGAATCGGTAATTGGTTTTATGACTTATGGCAACAAGCAGAAGATAAAGATGATTGGGATAGGTTTCATTTTTCAACACTTGATAATCCATCTATTGACCCTGAAGAAGTTGAATCAGCTAAAGGTGAAGTAGGTTCAATAGTTTTTGCTCAAGAATATATGGCAGAATTTATTGAAGCAGGTCAAGGTTTATTTAAACAGGAATGGTTTAGTTATTATGATGAAATGCCAGATGGTAATTATGTAGGTGGAGGTGCTAACTTAAACCCTAGAGATATGAAACATTTTGGTTCATTGGATGTTGCAGTTACTACTGAAGATAGAAGTGATTATACAGTAATAATTAGCTGTGCAGAAGCTAACGGAAAAATATACGTTGAAGATGTAGTCAGAAGAAAAATTGAATCTCCAGATATTATTCCAGAAGCAAAACGTTTAGCAAGTCAAAACAATTGGTCTCATATCTGTATTGAGAACCAAGGTTTATCAAAACCCTTTATTCAAGAAGCAGGAAGGTCTGGTTTAAGAGTTAGAGAAATGAGAGCAGAAAAAGATAAAATAACCAAAAGTTTACCCCTATCGGCTAGGATGGAGTCAGGTGACATCTTATTTAGGAAAGATGCTCCTTGGTTAGCAGATTTAGAAAGAGAACTGCTAACGTTTCCTGTTGGGAAAAATGACGACATGGTAGACGCACTGGGTATGGCTGCCTCAACTCTTCAAACGAGAAGAAGTTGGGAAGCTTTTTAGTACTGGGATAAACAATTGGAAGAGAAAAGCAGATTACAAAAAGCTTTAGACTCTATAGTGCCTTCAAGGCGTAGAGAGATAAAAGCACAATCAAATTACAATCAGTTGATTGGTAACGACGCATCCATATACGGATACAATACATCATCAGGTTTTTGGGAATCAGACAAACTTAAAGAAATAGGAGACGGTTCTGGTAATTCTGCTGTTACAGCTTGTCTAAATGTTCTTGCAACTTCATTTGCTGAACCAATGTTACAAGTTGTTAAAAGAGACCAAGTATTTGGTGACAGAGAAGTAAATTACAATCACCCTTTAGCTGAATTACTTAGAAGACCTAACCCATTTATGTCACATAACTTAATGTCTCACTATATAGTTTTGGCATTAAATACCGCAGGAGATGCATTCCTATTTAAAAACAAAAATGCAAGAGGTCAAGTTGTTGAACTAGTACCTTTAATGCCTCATTTAGTTCAAGTAAGAGGTACCGAACAAAAACTTATTACACATTATGAATACTACACACATGGAAAAGGTGAGTATATAAAAATTGATGTTGAAGATATGGTGCATATCCGACAAGGAATAGACCCTAATGACCACAGAAGAGGACATGCTCCTCTTAAATCAGTACTAAGAGAAATCTTAGGAGACGAATCAGCTGGACAATTCACAACTGCTCTATTGAATAACATGGCTGTTCCAGGTGTTGTGTTAACACCAAGAACTGATGGGTATGGTGGCCCAACAAAAGAAGAAGCAGAATCAATATCTGCAATGTATAAAGAAAAATTTGGTGGAGCTAATAGAGGTGCTCCTATGGTTTTATCTGGTGCAATGAATGTTGAAGTTGTTTCTTTTACACCTGACCAAATGAAATTAGCAGAACTAAGAAGAATACCTGAAGAAAGAGTTTCAGCAGTACTTGGTGTTCCTGCTATATTAGCAGGCTTAGGTGCAGGTTTGAATTCTGCAACATACAATAACACCAAAGAACTAAAAGAATTTTTTACAGAACAAAAACTAGTACCAATGTGGAGAACTGTTGCTAACGAATTAACACATCAGTTACTTGTACCAGACTTTGGCGATAAAAATCTAATGTGTGATTACGACATTCAATCAGTAAGAGCTTTACAAACAGATGTAGATAATCTTTACAAAAGAGTAAACATGGGTGTATCTGGTGGTTGGATAACAATTGGTGAAGCTAGACAAGTTGTTGGCTTAAATGTTGATGATAAGCATGATGTTTATCTAAGACCTTTAAATATGATTCAAGTAGACGGAGATGGTAACGCAATATTAAATGAAATGCCAGAATCTAACAGAGAGCAATCTAGACAAGAACAACTTCAAGCTGCTAGTACTCATGTTGAAACCGAAAAAAAAGATTTACTTACATTAGAAGAATATCCACAAGTTAATTTAAGAGACCAAAGAATACAACAAAATGAAGAGCCTCGTAATGAAGGTAAGTATATAGCTGAAATGCCTAACGGTTCTTGGTGTGTTATTAGTCATGATAACGGAAAAGTCATTAAATGTTTTGATACAGAAAAAGAAGCACAATCTTATTTAAAACGCAAACCTAAAAAAGATTATGATAATATTGAAGAGTTAGCAGTAAGTTTAGAAGAAGCGGAAGTACTTATGGAATCACAATTTGAAATAGAACCTGAAAATAGCAAAGCTGCTAATCCTAAAGATGTTTTTGATAACCCTGGTGAAGCAATGAACAGGTCAAAAGAATTATCTTGTGCAGTTGGTGTACATACTCATGAAGTAAATGGTAAAAAAGTATTTATGCCTTGTAAAACACATGAAGCATATGAAGAAGCTGTAAAACCTAAAAAATCTGAAAAACCAAAAAAAGATAGAACTAACTTTCCAAGTCCAGGTGACGATAAGCAAGTAAGAATATCTAATTCAAAATATAAACAATTCCCTTATGGTTACGCTAAAGATTTAAAAGAAAATTGGCCAGAAATTTGGAGACGTGGTGGTAACGGAGGTAATCCTCCAACATCCTTTACTGGTAATGATGCCTTTTCAAGATGGACTAAATATCAATCAGGCGACAGAAGTGAATCAGTTTTGAATTGGGTTAGAAGAAGAGAAAGGTTTATGGGTAGACATCAAGGTAACACGAGACTTGCTGGAACAGTAGCAAATATTAAATGGGGTGGCGTTTCAAACATAGGTGTATCTGGAATGAAGAAAGTTATTAATGAACAAAAGAAAATTGTTAGAGCTAGAAGAAAAGCTGCTGAAGAAATGGCAGATGAATTATTTGCTGAACAACTTGCTGAAACAAAAGCAGTATCTGCAAGAATTAGAAAATCTTTACAAAATAAAGTAAAAGAACACAATGCAAAAAATCCTAAGTACAGAGCTAATTTAAGAACTTTGACATCTGTATTCAACAGAGGTGTTGGTGCTTATAGAACTTCACCAGGTTCAGTTAGAGGTAACGTTACATCAGCTGACCAGTGGGGATTAGGCAGAGTTAATGGGTTTATACATGCTTTAAGAACTGGTAGATTCAAGAGAAAACCTTATGACCAAGATTTATTACCTAGCAATCATCCATTAAGTTCTAAAAAATCAGGAAATGTAGAAGAGAAAGCTTCTAGTGTTCGTGTAGGACAGTCAGTAAGTTGGTCTATAAATAAAGACCCTCAACCACCATCAACAGTTCATGGAATCGTAGTTTCTGTAAATAGTGAAAAGAAAGAAGCAACAATGCAAGTGTGGGCAATCATGGAAGACGGTAGTCACAAAAAAACAGATAGAAAAGTGACAATGCCCATCTCAAAATTAAAAGTTATAAAACCAATTAAATAACACACTTTTAAAAACGATATGTAATAATTCTTAATATAGCGTACCTTATTACTGTTAACAGGAGATAAAGGTAAATGTCTGAAAAAGAAGTTAAGAATATTGACCTCGAACTCAAATCTGAGACTGAGGGAAAAGTTTCTGCTGTTTTTTCTGTGTTTAATTCACTTGACTCTGATGGAGATATAGTTCTTCCAGGGTCTATCAAATCAGGTTTCAAATCTGGTTCTGTACCAATGGTATGGGCTCATAAATGGGACATGCCAATCGGTAAAGGTTCAATTAAAAGTGATGGAGATAAAGCCACGTTTGAAGGTGAATTTTTTATGGATACAGATTCCGGCAAAGAAGCTTATAAGATAGTTAAGAATATGGCTGATATGCAACAATGGTCATTCGGCTATAGAGTAAATGATGCTGAACGAGGAAAAATTGGCGAAGGCGACGAAGAAAAAGATGCTAGGTTTTTAAAAGACCTAACTGTTTTTGAAGTCTCACCAGTCCTTGTTGGAGCAAATCAAGATACTTATACAATGGCAATTAAGTCCAACGAAGAATTATTAAAAGAAATTGTTGGTGAAGAAAAAGGTGTACTTGGTAACTCTACATTTCTAGAGAACGAAGAACCTGAAGAGCCACAAGAAGAAGAGAAATCTATAACTGTTGAAGAGTTATTAGAAAGCCCTGCAATGTATTTAAAAGAGCTTTACAAACTTAAAGAAGCAATTATAGAAACTCAAGAAGAGATTTCAGAAGATGCCCCTAAAGCGTTTTCGGAACAAGTCAAAGATGTGCTTGCCGCATTAAACGACTTGATGGTACGAGCTACCGCCATAGCGATGTTGCGTGCCAAAGATGGAAGGAAGTTAGGCGAAAAAGCCACTGAAGCACTACGTGCAGTTCAAGAAGACTTACAAGATGCTTGGGTCGAATTAGACCAATTCATCGATAATGTAGGTGAAAACACTGTAGTGACTGAGGAAATCATTGACGTAGAAGAAGAACTACCAGCTGAAGAAGTTGAAGACATATCAGTAGAAGAACCTGCTGAAGAAGTAGAGGAATCTGAAGAAGAATCTACTGAAGAAGTCGAGGTTGAGTCCGACCCAGAGACTGAACCAGTCGAAGCTGAA